CTGGACAAAGCACAGTATAGTCGCTATTCCATAAGCGCTCTACATCAGCAGCAACAATCTTCTCTGCGAGTACATTGTTTTCTTCTTCTGTCATATTTGACTTATCATTAATTGATTTGTTTTGAACGGGTGAATATACTTCTCCTGGAATTTCTGTTTTTTTAAATTGCTCGTATTCATATTCACGCGCAAGATTGCTTCCAAAAGTCATAATATCCCCGCCAAGATAGCCAAGTGGATGTTTGATTTCTGCCATATAGAAATCCTCCTATTCTTTTTCTTTATTATATCATAAAATTTGTAAAAAGTCAAGATAAAACAAAAGAGGGAGATTTCTCTCCCTCAATCTAATAATGTTGCTAATTCAGCCATCTTACTTCTTTCCGTTTTAACTAAATCAACGCAACCAAACATTGGTTGTCCAACTAGTTTCTTTTGCATTGCTTTTATTCCATTATCCTTTTCAAAAATTTCTTTATCTACTTGTCCGTGATAGTCACCATTAATAATAATTTCAGACCCTTCACCTAAACGAGAGATTAATAATTTTATTTGAGAACTTGTAAGATTTTGTCCTTCAGTAACATAGATAATTGCGTTTTCCCAGCTGCGACCGCGGCAGAACCCTAGGTTTACAGCTTCTATTTGGTCTTGGGAAGTAAAGATTTCAAGTGCCTCGTCGCCACCAAGAATATCTTTTATTGGGCCGAGACCCCATCCAATTTTTTGCTCTATGTCATTAGGCAGAAAACCAATTTGTGGAGTGTCTTTTAAATCAATTAGGTTACGAACAAAGACTAGCTTATTTTTCTTTCCTTTTTCAATTAGGTTCAGTGCGTGGATAAGAGCACAATAATCTTTTCCACTTCCATAAACACCAGTAATAAGTTTGATAGGAATGTCAGGATTTTGTAGTAAATCAAACATCATTTTTTGATTTAAATTGCGCGGTGACACTTTTATACCCAATGTTTTATTTTCAATGTTTGTATAACGCAATCTTTGATATGATTTGCCGTCCCATCGTAAAATATCTGCTAAATTACCTTCATTATCAAATATTTCACAGTATTCATTTACTTTGGCGTTTAATACATTTTGATTTAAACCTTCAGAATATAATGCTACTAATTCATCATCTGTTGGATAATATTTTCCATAACCGCAATAAAATGCTTCTTTAATTTGTTCTTTTTCTGGCTCATTTAGATATGTAATTTCTTGTAAATCTAAATAACGAGCCATTTCATACAATGCGCCATCACTTGTTATGAAGTTTACATGTGACTTTTTTCTATTAAGAAAGACTGCTTCACATAATAAATAATGGTCATTAATGTTCATTAAAAATGGATATTCCTTGAAAATTTTATCTACCTGCTTCATAGAAACAGGTAGAACTTTTACTTTTTCATTAGAAAGTATTGCGCGAACAGCTTGTCGCGCTTTATATTTAAGATTTTCATCCTTATGAATAGAAGTTTTTATATTTTCTAATTCTGCGATAGCTAATGGACTAATGTAAATATTATCATATAAATCTAATGCTCCATTTAGTATAGCAGAAGTATCAAGAAAATTAATCACATTATCACGCCCCAATAATTTCATCTATTAATCCATATTGTAGCATTTCTTCTGCGGTGAGATACCACTGTTTTCTATGATGCGCGGCATATAGTTCTTCGGAAATATTAGTATTTTTGACTACATAATCGCGGATTTTATTGTCTACTGCGCGATTAAAATCAATAACATCATCTACCGAAGTTGATTCGCCGCCAACATAAGTTTGGCCGCTATGGAATAAAGCAAATGAAAAAGGGTATGCCTTTTTGGTAATATTAGGATTGTTATTTCCGGAGCATAGAATAATAGTTCCCATACTGCAAGAATAAGAAGGAACAATAATTTCTAATGGATGCTTATAATTATCTATTACATTACAAAGCATTAATCCATCTGCTACGGAACCACCAGGAGTATTTAAAATAAGAGTAATGGGAGTCTTATCTTCATCATCTTCAAAGTCTTTTAACGGAAGAACTACTGTTTCTAAAATACTTTCATCAATTTCTGAATTTAAAATAATAGTCCTTTTCTTTAAAAGCTGATTAAAATATTGATACATTACTGGGTCTAAAGGGCTAACTTCGTTAGCAAAACCCAAAAATTCTAGGTCGCTCATTTAATCCTCCTCGTTGTCGGAGGGACAACTTATTTATTTATATTAAGAAAGAATTTTTGACAAAGTGCAATCTTTTGGATCTATGTCATTCTTTCTAATACTCTTTATATAAGGGTGGCGAATTGAGATGCCAGTTCCATCACTTTCCGCCTGTGCGGTTGAAACCATCATTCCGCCGATGGTTAGCGGGCACATATACCATTCGTCAAAGTTATCACGAAGTTCGGTTTTGAAATCCTCTGTGAGACCAGCAACTTTACATAGTGGAATGATGTTACCATTATCATCATATACGCTAGTATAAATCGCGCCTGGCCAGCCATAGAAATAACCTTTTGATACTGGACGAATTGCTCGTCCATTACGGTATTCGCCATATAGTTCGCCAGTCAGTTTTTCACCGCTGCGTTCATCTTCCCACAAATTCCAAGAACCAATATCTTTACCAGTGTAATCTCGTACTGCTGGTTCAATGCCTGTAATAAAACAATCAACATCTGCGGAAATCTCTTGCTTTACCTTACAGGTTTCCCAAGCAGAAGGACCACGCTTTCCCGGGATGTAAATAGAAGAACGCTTATAGCATACAGCACCTTCGCCGCCGTCCATAAAAATATTATTTAAATCGTCAAAGAAATCTTCATCCATATAGTGATAATCAATTCCAGTTACTAGTGGACTATTAATCATTTTAACTACTTCAGGAATGAGTCTTACACGCTCTTCAACACCGCAATTCATCATATCCTTGCCATTAAGAGCAAGAATATCAAAAATACGCCATTCCAGTTTCTTATCTTTTTGCCGCGCTAATGCTTTTGGATCAAGACAGCGAAGAATGGAGCCAACATCTTTATCAATACCGCCTGGCAGATAAACTTCACCAAGTATAACAGTAGTATCAGTAAATGCCTTTACTACATCTTCCCAAAAGAAAACCTTATTTTGAATTTCGCCATAAGTTCCAGTTTTCTTACTGATACCGCGAGTTTGGAGGGCATTGCGTTCTGGTGTAATAACTGCGCGAGACCAATTGCCATCATACTTACGACTCCATATATATTGGCCACTAGCAATCATTTGTTCCAAGTGCTGGCGTTTAACGGTTGGAGACATAGAACTCGCGGGCGCCCAATAACGCATCGGTTCATTAGTGAAATAATCAATCATAAAAATGCTCCTCTTTCATAATTTCGTCTACACTATCCGCGAGGTTTTCAAGTCCTCTACAATTTTCTATAATCCAATTAAATGCGAAATTATCAAGTTCACATTCACTTATGTGAATTAGTTGCTCTCCTGTCATATTTGGATTAATAAATAACTCATCATTTACATAACGATTTACCCGAATTGTAATAGTTTCATTATTCTGAATGGCCGCGTAATCGTACACTACTTCATATTCATTTACAAAACGCCAATCAGGAATTAAAATATAATCAAAGAAACTATGCTCTGGAATTGTATAAGCATCAATAAATTTTCCAATTATTTCAGCCCAATAAGTTGGATAACGGCCGCGCATAACGGTTGTGCCAATCTCTTGTAGCAAACTGCGGCCAGCTTCATCCTTTTCGCCATTCCAATTAAAATACTGGGTTGCGTAATACTTAACTAAATCGGCAAAGTGCATTACGAGAACACGCTTTCCAGAGTTCTCTAACTTTTCTTTCATAATGTTTGCTACGGTATCCTTGCCAGACATACTTTTTCCACTAATCATTACTACTTTCATTTCTTAATTGCTCCAATCTTAATCTAAAATAAAAGTCTACAAACTCTTTTTCTTCTTCTGTTTGACAAGAGTTTGCGAAATTAGAAACCATTTTTACACCCTCAAATGGGTTGGGTTGCTGTAATGCCAAATCAACCCAATTTTTTGCTAAATCTCTAATGTAGCCTGGAACATTAGGAAATAATTCAATCATTGTTTTGCTGCTCTTGAAGTTTCTTTACAGCATCAAAAAATGCTTGAACTTCTTCTTTGGAAGTAAGAACAATTTTTTGTACTGGAATGGGAGCCTGCCGCTCATCGTCATCTGGCATTTCAAAGATGTAATATTTTTCTGGCTCTGGCTCTCCGTAGTCTACTGAATAAGAAACGCGGCTACACAGGCATTTTCCGGTTTTCTTACTATATATTTTTGCCGCGACATGAGTTGTTCCTATTTCTTCAATTTTTACATCGCGGCATTCAGGCTTTATTTGATTTACAAAGCCCTTATAATCTTCTCTTGTAACCTCATAAATACTATTATTCATATTAACCTCGCCAATGTATTTTTAGTGTTTCTGCTTCTAATTGTGCGAGCTTATCACATTGTTCATTCCAGTAATTCCCAGTGTGTCCTTCTACTTTGCGGAAGTCATACCAAAAATTATCAAAGAACGGAATAATTTCTTGCCATAAATCTTGATTTGCGACGGGCTGGTTTTTAGAGTTTTGCCAGCCGTTAGTCCGCCAGCTTACATACCACTCTTGTTTATAACAATTAATAGCATAAGCAGAATCACTATAAATAATTACTTTTTCTCCTTTTTGTCGGATACCCTGGGCATATTTTAATGCTTCAAGAATAGCAAGTAATTCCATTCGTTGATTTGTTGTCATAGCAACACTTCCAGATTTATGATAAAAATCATTTCCTTCACGTAACGCATAAAAGGCCCAGCCTCCAAAAGTTGAGCGTTGTCCCATCTTTTTAAGTGAACCATCTGTATAAATTTCGAGTGGTATTAGCTTTTCTTTACTTCGTTTTTCCACAGAATATCCTCCTTTATTTCTATAATAATATTATATATCAAAATATAAAAAAAGTCAAGGAAGAAGCATTATGCTTCTTCCTCTTCTTTTAATTCTGGTAGACCAGCAATACTAGTTAAAAGACTTAAAATACCAGCTAATAAAGATGCTGACGCTACAACGGGCCAGTTTACTTCTGACATAATAGCACTTGTACTAATTGTTGCTACTGCTGTTTGTGCGACTGTTTTTATAGCGCGGACTCCTGCGGCCGCGATCCATCTTTTAAAATTAGTCATGATAATCCCTCCCTATTTTCTAAGAAATCATTTTTACGAATACGTTCTGCATATAGTTCTTTAATATAATCATATTCAGCTTCAAATTCACCGTTGCTATCATTGGTTTCTTCTAATAGTT